CACCCGTAAACTCTTCACCGTCGCTGTCGAGATCCGCGTAGGCGTCCGCACCAGTCGCTGCAAACTGCCCATCGGCTCCATTGCCTGTGGCATTAGGTGCGGGCCCTTGGCCACCACGCAGCCGCCAGATCTCCACCGCCTGCTCAGGGGTTGCACCAGCGTCAAGAGCAGCAAACCACGCATCCATGCCCATTAGTTCGGGTGAGATATTGAAGACGACATCTAACGGATCTCCCGCACCACCCAGGTCGCCATACGCATCCGCACCAGTCGCTGCGAAATCCCCCGATGGCACCCAATCGTCGTTCCCGCCTAACCCGCTATCCAGTTCCTCATATGACGCCGCTCCGTCGTTGGCGCCACCACCTTGTCCACCCACATTAGCCAGACCGTAGGCCTCATTGCCAGTAGCCGCAAAGTTCCCGTCGCCATCGACCACAACATCGACATCTGGTTTTGGATCGTCTTTTTTAAACAGATCTGGATTTTTCTGCGCCAGGATATCGTAATACTCTGAGCTTTCTAAAAAAGCATTGACGGCATCTTGAACGCCCTGCGGCAACGCATGCAAAGACTCGCCCGAAGCCGTCCTATATGAGAGGAGCCCCGAGCCTCGAAACATGGACGGCGTTTCTCGTATATCCGCCATCACCATCTGCGTCAACTGCTCGTCCGTTATTTCGCCGAGCTCGCCGCCCTCACCGTCCTCGCCGCCCAATGCGCCATAAGCTGCTGCACCCCCCGCTGCGAAATTGCCAGCGCCAAGCCCCACCTCCGCAGTCTCCTCGGTTGCGCTCTGCGCAATAGGTGCCGCGCCCTCGCCACCACGCAGCCGAAATATCTCCTCCGCCTGCTCGGGCGTTGCACCAGCATCAATGGCTGCAAACCACGCATCCATGCCCCTTAAGTCATGTCTAATCTTGAAGACGCTGTCTAGTCGCTCTGTTTCGGGTCCCGAATATTCATATCCACGCTCCCGAAAGATTGCTATCCTATCCTCATAGGGCATGTCTATGTCCGCTACAGCAAAGACCAGATCGGTTTTACTCAGCCCCTCCGGTATGCCGTAGCGCGCCGCCAGTGTTTGTACTTCTTCGGCTTCGCCTGGACCTTCATTTTGCTGCTGCGCCGCCGTAACCAGGCGGTCATACTCGAGCGAATTGGTGAAGTTCGTAACCCCCTCACGAACCGCAGCCGGCTGATCGTTCAGCTCAACGCCATCGACATAGATTTGACGAGCCAGAGGATCCGCCTTGATCTGCGAGATATAACGATCCACCAGCATTTGTATTTGATATTGAGAGGCCATTTTAGTCGATCCTCATACCCTTGGGCACGTAGAGAAAGTGCAATGCATTAATGCGATGTGGTATGCCTGTGCCGTTTTCATACAGGCGCGCGCGAAAATAGCGGCTATTGCCTACGGCTTTGAAAGCTGTCGAGCTGGGCCCTTCGGGGATCAGCGCATTAGCATCGAGATAAAAATTGTCATCGAGCGTCGTTGCCGTCTGACCTATAGAGACCGAAGACACCACCTGCAGCTCCTCGCTGCTGTCGATGCCATCTACGGAGATGTTGAATGTGTTGGCATCCTTGAGATCGAGGTCGACCCACATCTCCCGCAGCCCTTTCATCCCCTCATAGCCAAAATCCAAGAAGCCCGTCTGCAGGGTCGAATCCACATTGGCCGAGCTGTCCTTGTAGCCCGCAGAGACATTGGTCGTGCCCCACGCCTCATGGATATAACCGTCATAGGTTCCCGCCACTGTCCGCTGCTCTTCATTGCTGTCGATCCAGTTGCAGCCGGCATTGAACTTCAGGGCATCCCCTGGGCTCGTGAAGATCGACCAGGCATATTCTTCGCCCACCGATGCGGCTATGACCGGATTATAGACCAGGGCGATGTTATTGGTTGTATGGCCCCGCTCCGTGCATAGCCACACGATCTCGTTCCAGGGCTCGCCACGGGCAAAGCCGTAGATCTTGGTGCGCCTCGAGGGCAGCAGCTCCTGCCATATCGTCTCGAGGCTGCGGCTGATATATCGCGCCGGCTGTCGCGGATCGCCCACCATGTAAAAGCCGTCATCCGAGACGAAGTAGGTCGCGCCCTTATAGGCCACCACCGAGTTGCGCGCGATACAGCCTATCGACCCATCCACGAGCTGGTTGGTGAAAAAGCTCGCCAGGGCCCCGCCAGAGTTATAGTCGTATTGGATCCGATGGATGGAGCTCTGATGAAAGACCAGCAGCACCTCAGAGTTGTGCAGCGATAGCGCCACGCCCTCCGAGTCTCTGGTGCAATCGATGAGGTTGCCACTAGGCCAGCTCGTAGCTGAGCCGAGCTCTGAGTAGCGAGTGGTCGTTTCTCGATCATTGGTCTTGATCGCAAAAACATGATTCTTGAAGACCGCCAGGTCGGATGCAGCCGTGAGGCCGGTCAGCGCCGTGGCATTGCTCGATCCCGTCCATACCCAGGGGTTGGTGGCGCCATCTGTGACGATGATGTTGCCATTGGTTCCATCGTGAAACAAGCAGCTTTTAGCCGTAGCATCTGCCGATGTGGAGGGCGAAAGCGATCCCGTCATAGCCGTCCAGGACGATCCATCCAATCGCTTGATCGCCCCATTGCTCATGGCGATTAAGTGCCTGGTGGTCCCAAACTCATACTGCATAAGGCCATTAATGGCATTGGAGCCATTGACCTGGTTGGCGTTGTATTGCTTGTGGCCCTGTCGCTTGAGGAGCGAACCCTGGCCCTCGATGTGATAATTTCTACACTGGTGCAGTGCCCCGGCAGCAAAGACTTCGTCTGTAAGGCCGTCGATGGAGTTCTCACCGAGCCAGTTACGTCCCCTGCGGGGTATTCTGATCTTTCGCCGTCTCTTCATTCAGGCAGATCCACGCGAATGTATTTGAGCGCCACCGCCGCCGTCTCGTGGTCCTCCATGAGCACGAACTGGTGCCGCGAGTTGCTGGGCGTCGCCGTAGTGCTGTCTTTGGACAGATAGGGCTGGCTCGCCACCACCTTCAAGACATCGCCGGCAACCGTGCCACTGGCCCCTAAGACCTTAGCCTGCACCCGGCCCGAAGTGTAGAGAAAGCCAAAGCCTCCATCTGGAACCGCCACGCCCTCCTGGCCATGCCCTGCGACGATGCCGGCCGGGTCAAACTGATTCGTGGCGCTCGTCGTTTGTGTCGACTCACGGCCACCCGTGCCCTGCGTCCAGCAGACTACATCGCCAAATGCCGCGCTCGAGCCCGTCCCATTCTTAAACGGCCGGATACGAGCATCGTCCTGTATCGAGCTGACTAATGGGAACTCTCGTGCCATCAGAATCGCATGTTATACGTGAAGTCGGGCAGCGCCACCTCAGCATCGCCCGAAACCACCTCGTTGAACGAGCGCAGGTTTTGGATCTGACTGCGAAACTTGCTCTCGAAGATGCGCCAGTCTGGATCGTCCTCCTGCTGCAGTCCCTCCTTCAGTGCCGCACACACATACGTGTCGACGGCGCGCCGTGGCATCAAAAGGGTGGTGCTGTCGGTGGTCGCGGTGAGCTCGATCGTAGCCAGGTCGGAGTTCCACCCGTAGTAGTAGAGGGTGGGGTTACTCGTAGCAAAGGCGGAGCTCGGTGCCGGCGCCAACCAGAAGGTGCGCCCGAACTCCACGATATACTTGGGCTCGCCGACCTGGTCGCTGTCGGTGCGCCAGTGCGGCCCCAGGATCTCATCGATGTTTTCGGGCCGACGCGCATACGCCAGATAAGAGCCCGAGCCCCCATACCGAAAGGAGCGCGCATCGAAGCGCGTCAAAGCATCGGGCCAGGCGTATTGATAGGTCGTGCCACTATCGGGCGAGCCGATCGCAACAGTGTTGGCGCTGCGTAGCCAGGGCCAGGCGTCTTCGCTTTCAACGGCCTCGATGCCGGCCTTGGCCCAATATTCAACGTCGTTCGTCTCGTCCGTGCGCCCCAGCTTCTTGTGGGCGCGCAGTGCGATTCGGTCTTTGAGCTCGCCCCAGGTCACGGCCGCCATTGCTTACTCCGCTTTCTTTGCTCGAGGGCGACGTTTAGGAGCCGGCGCCGCCTCGGCACCCTTGCCCTCGAGGGCCTCCAGGCGCACAAGGATCCCCTTGAGTTTCAGGTCGATAATCTTCGTAATCGCTCCCTGGCTATCGATATCAATGATGTCACGCGCCATCTTGAAGACCCTCGGCCGCGATTGCACAAAGCGTTCAGCCTCAACCTCCGTATCAAACTCCTCGACTCGCCGGCCTCCATACTCTTCTTTCGGCTCAAAGTCGAGCGCCCCTCGGCCAGAGACGATGATGTTCAACGGACGATCGGCATAGCCCACATCGTCCCGTGGCGTCGCGTATTCAACAAATACCTTGCCCATAAATCCTCATAAGATGGGTGGGGATGGCCGAAGCCACCCCCACGCCGATGAAGCGCTAACGCTACAGCGTAGTGTCAGCGTAGATGCTCCAAAGTGCGGAGCTCTGGTTGACGTTGTCATTGTTGTTGATGTGATAGAAGTCCGCACGGGCGCAGCCGAACACCAGCTTGATGCCCACGCCGTAACGATCTTCATACTCGTCCTCTTTGCGTCGGACAAGTCGCGGCTTGCCGGCGTTGCCGAAGACCAGGGACGAAGCGCCCATCAGCATACAGTAGTGGACATTCGCCTTGTTGGCGGCATTGCCCGAGGGCTGGCGAATACGATTGTATTCGTGGATGTAAATGCCCTCGAACTTGTGGTCCGCCCTACTGAAGAGCGTGTTGCTTTCGCTGCGCGGCGCTGCATTCTCGAACGCCGTCTGATAAACGGCGTCGGTGTGCAGGTCGTTGATAGCGAAGACCGGTGCCAGCAGCACAAAGCCCTCAACGCCATCCGCACGCAGCGGATTGATGTTTTGGGTCTTTGCCCAGGCATACATCCGCCGCAACTCAGCGGTGTCGAGCTTGTCGCTCGTGCCCAGGGTGGCATCATCCGCCACACTATTGGCGATCTTTTTATTCGGATGATTTGCCGCTGAAACAGCCGACTGCGACTTGATAACGTGGGCAGCATTGCCATCCACGAAAGCGTCGATGATCGACTCTTCTTTCTGGTCCGTGAGCCAGTCACCGAGCGCCTCTTTCGCCTGGGCATCCATGCGAAAGTTGGTGCGGAGATTCTGGATCTCGGGCGTGTCGAACGCTACGGCATGCTTCAGAAGTTCAACGATGACCTCCATATCATAGAGGACCATGTTTTCTTCGTTGCCGACCATCGTGTTCGGGCCATAGGTGGCCGTGACCAGGTTGGTCTGCCGCGTGCCCTGAGCCAGGTCACGGTTCGTTGTCAACTGCTTGCGCAGAGCCAGCCGAATGCGCTGCCCCCGCTCGCGCGTAAAATCATCTTTGACGATGATCGGCGCGTTAGCCTTACGGTCGAACGCAGCTTCATCGCCGCGCTCAGGCGCCATCATACCGCGCTTATCGAAGAACATCTCACTCATCGTCTCCTTATGGAGCTGATCGCTCCAAAGGATCTTGACGAGCGGATTGTCCAGCGACGTTGCGGTACCGGTGCCGGTTACATATCCAATGTTAGCACTCATGTCCTGTCATCCTGTTGCGGATCAGCAGATCAGCCCCCATACGCCGCCGATTGGACGAGCTGGGCTTGCTCCTCTACTGAGAGCCGGTTGAGCTCGCGCAGTACAGTGCCCTCATCCTGGCCCTGCAGCCACGCGATCTTGTCTTCGATTCGAGCATTGGCACCCGGCATGGGGCCACTGCTACTCGTGTCGCGCGGTGACGCCGCCTCTTGGCCGCGGTCGCGCCCTGCCAGGCCATCTCGATAGGCCGCAGCCTCGATGTTCGTCTGATTGCGCTTGCGCACAGACGGCACCAGGCCCGCCGCATCCTCGACAGCCTTCTCATTGTATCGGAATACGCGCTTGCCCCCAGGCAGCGTCACGACATCGCCATACTCTTTGCCTGTCAGGTTGCCGACTTTGGAGCGCACAGCAGAGCGCTCCTCGTCGCTAAGATCGGCGTGATGCTTGTCCAGATACCGATCCACCATGTCCAGGTTTTCTTTGACGATGTCTTTCGTTGCCTGCTCTGTCTGCGCTTGCGTAAGCTCAGAGCGGACCTTCGCGCTATCCTCTTTGACTTCATCCAAAACCGTCTCGCGGACGCTCTTGGCCACCGCCTTGCCGTGCTCTCGCAACAGGTTCAGTTGGGCTTTTTGAAAGCCCTCTGGATCCTGCACGGGATCGGGCATCTTTGCTACGGCCGCCTCTGCTGAGCTGATGTCCACCTCGGGCTCTGGCTTAGGTTCGGGTGCCGGCGTAGCCACCTTATCGATCAGCTTATTGAGCGCCTGGTCGTACGACTTGCGCGACTCGGCCAGGGCCTGGTCCCGCTGCTTATACGTGCGCTCCCAATCCTTTCGATTCTGGTGGCTCTCCAGTGCCTCCTGAACATTCACGGTCTCGCCCTTGTAATCGACGGTATTCGGCATTCGCTCTGCAGACTCAGCTTGTGTCTGGCCGTCCGCAGCGACAGCAGATCCCTGCTCGTCAGGTGCGTAGCGAATCCCATCGTATTGCCATGTGCGCTCCATGATCCTTCTCCTTTGACACTACTGGCATCGGTCCTTCGGCATCGCTCCGAAGAGTTGCTCTCAGGACATACCAGCCGTCCGTCTTAGGGTTTAAAAACAAAAAAGGCGACAGCAGTATTGCCGTCGCCTTGCGTGTTATTCAGTTGTCCTGGTCCCGGTGCCGAGATATTTACCGGTATCGAGACTCCGTAAACAGCTTATACGTATGATCGCTATTGCCGCAGATGCGCGCCATCTCTTCGGCCGCATCGCGCTCAAACATCGAGGGATCTATCACCTGGCCCCACCAATCCAATTGTCCACAATTTGGGCAGGGCTTTTCGGGCACCACCCGGCCGATCTTGGCTTTGCGATCGGCGTAACCCGACATGCCGCAACTCCAGCAGGTTCGCACCGTGGCCCAGGGACCAATAATGCCTACATCTATGTCCCTAAAGGCGATTCGGGCGTATCCTGGAGGTATCTTGCCGGCCCATTTCGTTTGCCAGTTGAGGTCGATGCTCCACATATTGCCGCGATCGCCGCCGAAAGCAGCAGAGCATACGCCCCGATCCAGATCCGCCTGCGCGGCCTCTTTGGACATTGTGGGATCCAGCTCGAGATCATAGGGCAGATGATGCACCACCACTTGCAATGCGATCTCGAACGTACCATCCGCTGGCGGGTCCTCCTCATCATATAGTCCCTCCATGCCCTCAGCCACCAAGGGCACCGACTCTTTGCCCAACACATCGTCTATATACCGACGCGCCTCCTGGGCCGATACAAGTGTGCTCATCGACTCCTAGTCGATCGCCGCTTCGGCGCGGTCTTCTTCTTCGCCGGCTTAGCGTGCGTAACCGGCTTGCCCGTTCTACGTGCAGCCGCCTTGGCCTTACGCCGACCCTCGGCGTCATACGAGTAATGCTTATTGCCTACGCGGGGCATGAGCGTCCCTCCTTAAGTAAGTAAATACCCATTGAAAAATGATGGTGTGTCCCATAGTCCTTATTAAATGCTAAAGCCTGCTATGTTGACCTGGCAGTCCGTCTCGCTTGCGGATATAACCGCGCTTACCGCCTGGCCGGCCGTGCCCACCCATACGCCATTCTGTGGCGCAAATTGCCACCCCTCCACACTTGAATCCTTCTTCCACTCGGCCAAAACAGTGCTGCCATCTTTTAACTGGAGCGTTGCATCCGCATCCGTGTGACCCGATATGTGCGTTATAACATGACGCACGCCCGTCGCCGCAGCATGTGTGGCAGTAGTGGCAGCATCTGTTCCTGAAGCCGTCTCGCTCCATTGGCTGGCCCATTGGTTGTGTGATCTAAGATCAAGCTGCGTAGCCATACTTAAACTCCTGCTTGTGAATTACGGTCCCGGTGCCGGTTGTGGTGCCGGTGGTCCACCTGGCCCTGCCGGTCCCGCCGCGGGTGCGCCCTGCGGTGGTCCCTGTGGCGGTCCCTGCGGTGCGCCCTGCTGTGGGCCCTGCTGTGGGCCCTGCATGGCATTGGCCACCTGCGATTGCATAAACTGCAATATCTGTTCGGGCTGCATGCCCGAAGACTTCGCCAGCTCCTCGATCTGCATCAGGAGGCGCTGTGCCCCATCGGCACTGCGTATCGCCTCGAGGAGCTGGTCCTGATTGGGAGCATCGAGCAACTCCATCGCCCAGGGCACCGCGGGCGCACCGAGACGATTGAGGACGATCTCGGCAAACTCCATGCGCTCCTGCTTGGTCCGCTCCTTGCCGGTATCGAGCTCCAGCTTGATGCGCTTGAGGTCGACCACGCCCGCCGTGTCGTTATTCAAAACCACTGTATAAGCCGCCTGGTTCGATCGCGGGTCCATAAGTGCCAGGGGCGCGCCCGTCTCTGGATCGCGCACCTCGCGGCCCGATTGCTGATCCACCAGGACCGGCAACCCAAACTCAACCTGTATCTCCGACAGCGACCGGCCCACATAGATCCGCCGGTTATCGCGCGTCTTCGTATCACTCACCTCGGCCATGCGCGAGCCTCTACAGAACTGTAGCAGGTTACTCATGCGCAGCATTGTCGCTTGTCTGAGGCCGCTCTCGATGTGCTTCTTAGGCATTGTGCCCAGGACATCGACCGCCGACTGTAGCGCCCGAATCCCCCGGCCGCTCGTCTGATACGGCATCTCGCCGCGATTGACATCGTAAACGCCAGAGATCTGATCCTTGATCTGGCCCAAGAGGCCGAAACCCGAAGAGAAGAGGCTGGCGCCCGTAGGGTTGCCGCCATCGACTTTGGGGCCCTCGAACCCAGGATAGGGCCGAAAGACCTGCATTGGGTTGCGGCCAACATTGTGGAGCTTCTCTTCGTCCTCTTTAGGCAAGGACCCCTTGGGCGAAATGATGAAGTTCGAGCCGGCGATCATAAGCTGCTCGAGCCATCGGGCCAGCGACCGGTTGATCAAGTCCTGCATGCCCACCAGATAGTCGACCTCGCCCTTGGCGTGGCTTCGATCGCGGACATGGACATAGCTGAACCAGCAGAAAGGATACTCACCATGGCCACCGCGACTCTCGTCGTAGATAGAAAGCCGAGAGTCGACCACCGTCTGATTGATGACGGTCGTCTGCCAGAGCTCCGTCCGCTCCGACTTTATCGGGTCGATCGATTTCTTCTGGTCTGCATCGAGCTCCTTATACTGCTCGTCCGTCATCGGCTCCAGCTCGCCGGCCTCATTGGGCAGCATCACCACCTGGCCATCGGGGTCGACGTAGCGCTTCTCGAAGATCTTGATCTTTTCATACATGATCTTCTCATACGCCTGCGGCTCCTCATCGGGCATATAGCTGTCATCATCGCCCTGACCGTAGGTGTATTCATTGAACTGTGCCAGCTCCGCCTGGCCCACGAAGAAGTCTGGATAGTCCGATTGGATCTTCTCGTTGCCTAACTCATCAGCCCACTTCTTCTCCAAGTAAGCAACCTTGCGCGGCTCGAAGGTGATCACCCACTCCGCGTCGGTCTTCTGCTCATCCTTGGCGACTGGATCCCATACAATGAACCGAGGGTCCCAGGCTATTGCGCGCGGCATACCCATGCCATTGTGCGCGTCCTGGTCCCAATACTCGTGCATGATGCCCTCACCGGTGTGAAAGCAATCCGTGATCACGGTCTCCAGATCGGCCAACCAATTACGCTCTTCGTCGCGCGTCCACTGTAGGAGATCGACCAGGAGGCGTCCCACCTCATAGTCGCGCTCGTGCCGGCCTCGCACGTTGACCACCGGCTCTGACTCAAGCACCTGGGCGACCATCTGATCCAGGTCGCGGCGAATGACGTTCGCCACGATCGGTATCACGCGATGGCGCTCCCGCTCCGTCATATTCTGCCACTGGTGGCTCTGATAGTATTGCCAGGCTCTGCGCGCCTCGCGCGCCCAATCACTGGCCTCAGCCACCGCGCTGCGGAGACGGATGTTGAGCAACTCGCCTACATCGACGCTCTCGTTAGCTTCTTCGTGGTCCGCTTCGCTCATGTATAACCGCTTACAGTTAAACTGATTAAACCAAGGGGTGAGGACGCCCGAAAACGCCCCCACCCCACCCACACCACGTAGGAGGGGGTCGTGTGATCTCTCATGGCTCGAGCGTAGCGACGGCTGTAGCTGCGAGCCGAGACCTACGGACAAGGGGCGGCGACCCAGGGCGCCCCTTGCGATAGTGTCCGAATAATATCGGACCCCTATATAAAGTATGAGTGATTACATAATAATTATCCAGTTGTCTGTACGGGGGTCAATTTGCGTCAAAAAGGCTATCGTTTCTCATGCGCCAGTAGCGAAGCATGCCCTTGCCCGTGTTGCGCTGCCTATACGACATGTACCGCTCTGCCCTCAACCGCGCCAACAACGAACGCACCGTGGCATGTTCAGAGCGCTTGAAGTACGACAAGAGCGCCTCTTCAGCCACGCTTCGATCCTTGGTTTTTTTGCCGTAGCGCTCCATCACCGACAGGATTCGCGCCGTAGGCTCCTTGGGCAACTTCTCGCGCCACTCCAAGTAATTCTCAACATTGACCTTGGTCGTGGCATTGCGGCGGGCCTGGGCCCTTTTTTCGACAATGTCTTCAGTGCTCTCAGCGGTCAGTTCCATAAGGGGGCATGCTCCATAGATAGGATGTAATCGCGCGGCGGCACCACCGGCATCCCCGCGTGCCATAGGCGCGCCTCGATCTCACGGGCCTGGGCCTCACGCACCATCTGCTCCTCATTCTCGTCGCCACGATGATCTTCGTAGCCGTCCTGCTCGCGCCACTCACGGATCTGGTGCGTCCAGTCCATCATCTGCATCGCACTGCACACCAGGCCCACGGCCCGTATCGGCGCCGTCAGCGACCGGTTGCGAAAGAGGCGGCACTGCTCATTCACATGCAGCTCGTCCCGAGCCAAGAGCGACTCGATGAGCTGCCGGCCATACTCTTCATCGTCGCCAAACGGTGGGTTGTCGCTCAATGTTGCCGTTGCGTCCGAATGACGAAAGCATGGATACCAGTTGGCGAGCTGACCATCATCATAATCGGGCGAATAGTGCGTTAAGCCCTCCGTAGAGCGCATATGCTGATAAAAAACGGCGCTATTGGGCGGCGTATAGCCCAAATTGACATGATAAAGGTCTTTAAGGGTCACCATAGCGATCCGAAGATCGTCTAATGTCGGCAAATCGACCTTGCGGACCTGTTGAAGCTGCCCATCTTCGCCCTCGAGGTCGCAATACAGCAGGTCATAGTGCTTTTTGCGCGTCTCCTCATCGAAATCTTGCGGATCGAGCGCCTGGCCCTCATCGAGGACGATCTTTCGACGCGCCTTTTGACGCACATCGCCATCGTAGACCTCGCCCACGACCACCGCATAGCCTGGTTCGCGCTCCTGGGGCCCAACGATGCCCATCCAGATGCGCGTAAAAAGCATGAAGTCATCCGCATCGGGATGATCCCACACCTTCAGCAGAGGCGGATCGGCCAGGTGGCGCACTACGACATTGGTATTCAATAGGGACGGCTCCTACTCGCCCTACGAGCGGACTTGGTCATGTTGCTCACCGCGGCCTTTTGTGCCCTTCGGCCTTTGGCAGCGGCAGACCGTGGCGGGCGACGCCGAGCGTCCCCCACCGGCTTGGCTTGCATGCTCTTGTTGCCCATCTTGCGCGCAGGCATTCTCATTACTCCATCGCTTGCCAGCAGGGTACAGTGCCCCTGTGGTCGTTATAGTGCGCCGGACTTTTTTGCACCCCATACATCACTCCGGTGGATTGTTGCCACGAATTATATCCGCAATGGCATACGGATTCTCCATCTCGCCTTCATTCAGGCCATCCACCATAGGCGACCAGTGCTTATCACGATATTCTTTAGATCCCATTACGTTCCGAAAATCCAAAAAGGGCTGAATCCTGGAGTATCGTATATCAAGCAGCGGCTTGCTGAACCATCGCTTTTTCATCGGCATTAGAAAATATCATTTCGACGCTCTTCAAAGCGAGCATCATCACGTATTGCGTTCAAAAGAATCTCCATCTGCGACATCCTCACGAGTATAGTCGAGGCGTTGGCCTTTTTATGTGCCAAATACTTTGACTGCACACACTCGATGCAGTCAGACCTCATACATTGATGCACATGCTTGGCATCTGTCGCCATCTACACTTTCACCAGGCGCCGCACATGGCGGCGCGCATCGAAGTTCAACAGCTCGCCGGCCGGCTGCATCTGGCTCAGCATACGCCCAAACAAGCTCATAACATCCACCTGGTCATCGTAGCGCCCCGCATCGAACCGCAAGAGCTCCGACTCCAGCTCATCCACCCACGGCGCACCCTTGGGCAGAAAGACCTTGCCCTGGCTCATGCGACCACGGATAGCCTGCGCCCGATTGCGCTTATTGGCGACGGACGGATAGCCGATACGGTTGAAGAAGACCCGCCGCTCGGCCATACGCGCCTGTATGAAAGGATCGAGAGAGGCCCGTATCTGACCGCTCTCCTCTGCCCAATCAAGGGGGCGCCACTTCTCCACCAGGTCGAGCA